GACGCTAATTATGTTATTAAAATATACGGAAATGCAATGCCAACAGGATTAGGGACTAATACTTCTGGGACTTATGTAAGTAGGTACTTCCCTCAAGGGTTATTATATGCCTGTTTGGTAGAAGCATTTAGTTATTTAAAAGGTCCACAAGATATGTTGACATTATATGAACAAAAGTATACACAAGAACTACAAAAGTTTGCAAGCATGCAAATTGGAAGACGAAGACGAGACGATTACACGGATGGTACAATAAGAATACCGATCGAGTCACCGCCTCAATAATTAGGAGAAAACTTATGGCAATAACATCAGCAATTTGTAACAGTTTCAAAGTAGAAATTTTAACAGGAGTACATAATTTTACAGCTTCATCTGGAGATACTTTTAACTTAGCTTTATATACAAGTTCAGCAACTATCAATAAATCTACAACTGCATACAGTTCAACTAACGAAATGGCTAATACATCTGGAAGTTCTTATTCTGCAAAAGGAAAAGCTCTTACAAGTGTAACACCTGTTTTATCAAGTGATACAGCTGTTTGTGATTTCGCTAATATCTCTTGGACATCTGCTACATTCACAGCTAACGGATGTTTAATTTTTAATGATGACGCATCTGGTGATCCAGCATGTTGTACCATTGCATTCGGTGGAGATAAAACTGTAACAAGTGGAACTTTCACAATTGAATTTCCAGCAGCCACTGCAGGTAATGCAATTATCGGTATAGCATAAGGAGTAATTCCTTATGGCGAATACTTGGAACGAATCCGGTACTACCTGGTCCCAAGGTAACTGGGGCGAACAAAATAATTATACATTAACTTTAACTGGCCTATCCATGACGGGTAGCGTTGGTGCCCCTTATGCTTTTGCTGAACAAGGTTGGGGTAGAGATGACTGGGGTTCAGAACCTTGGGGTGAAAGCTGGGATCCTGTTATCTCATTAACAGGACTATCTTTAACAACAGCTTTAGGTACTTTAGCTTATGCACAAGCAACTGATGGTTGGGGCCGTGATGCGTGGGGCGATAATAACTGGGGCGATAACGCAACCAATGTTTCTTTAACCGGAGTTTCCGCAACAGCTTCTCTTCCAGATGTAAGTTGGGGCAAGCAAACTTGGGGTGAAGATGGATATGGTGGAGCATTTTATTTAAATCCTGCAGACGTAATGGGTTTAACAGGAGTTGCAGCAACAGCAGCTATAGGATCTCCAGTCGCTAGAGGAGATTACACTGAATCATTAACGGGTCAAGCAATGGCATCTGCAGTAGGTGCAATTATTATTGGAGAAGGAATTCCTTTAACCGGAGTTTCAGGTACGATTGCTGTAGGTACTCCAGTCGCTAGAGGAGATTATACAGAATCATTAACAGGATTTTCATCACTACAAACTGCTTTAGGCACAATAAACGTTACATCTAATCCAACAGTTCAACCAACAGGACTTTCAGCAACAGCAGCTGTCGGAGCTATTTCTCCAACAGAACAAACAATGGGATTAACTGGAGTTGCTGCAACGGCTGCAGTAGGAGCTATTACACCGACAGAACAAACAATGGGATTGACAGGAGTTTCAGCAACTGTTACTGTTTCCCCTATCGGCGTAGCACCTATAGGATGGGGACGTGTTACAGCTGCACAAAGTGGTAATTGGACCAGAACTACTAAGTAATCTATGTTGACAATATGGACAAAACAAAATATAAAAACAATTAGCAATTAGGAGAACAAAATTATGGCATCTACTTATACCCCTCTCGGCGTAGAATTAATGGCTACTGGTGAAAACGCTGGTACATGGGGAACAAAAACAAATGTAAATTTACAACTCGGTGAACAAATATCTAGTGGATATGTTGTTCAAACTTTAAATGCTGCAGGAGCAGGAGCAAATACAACAACATTATCAGTTTCGGATGGTTCAACAGGAGCTACTCTTGCAAGTAGAGTTATAATTTTAGGTGCAGTATCAGCACAAGCAATTACAGGAAATAAAGTTGTAACAATTCCTATTGACGTAGAAACCTGGTATTTTATTAAAAACAGTACAAGTGGATCATACACAGTTCAGTTTAAATATGTCTCTGGTTCAGGAGGTAGTGTTACTTGGGCAACAACTGATAAAGGTTGGAAAGCTATTTATGCAAGTGCTAATGATGGTACTGATCCCGATATTATTGATATTGGAATGGGTGACGTCACAACAACTGGAACACAAACTTTAACAAACAAAACTTTAACAAGTCCTAAAATTGGAACTTCTATTTTAGATACCAATGGACTTCAATTAGCTCTTTTAACAGCTACAGGATCTGCGGTAAATGAATTTACCATAGCTAATGCAGCGGCAGGAGCTGGACCTACTTTATCTTCAACAGGTGATGAAACAAACGTTGATATAAATTTAAATCCTAAAGGATCAGGAGTACTTAAATCAGGAACAGCAGCAATTAAAGTTGCAGGTACAGAAACTATTTTTGTTCCATCAGCAGCAATGTTTGGAACAACTACAAATGGAGCTGATGCACAAGCAGTTGAAACTACAGCAACTAGACCTGAATTAAAGGTTTTAGATTTTGATGCAGGCACAGCCGAATACGCACAGTTTTCTATTGCAATGCCAAAATCATGGAATTTAGGTACGGTAACATATCAAGTTTTTTGGAGTCCAAGTAATACGAATACAGATAACTGTATTTTTGGTCTTCAAGGTGTCAGTTGTACTGAAGGTGATACAGCCGATGTAGTTTTTGGAACAGCGGCAGAAGTTACAGATGCTGGAATTGGAACTGTAGAAGACGTACAAATGACTGCCGTGAGTGGCGCAGTAACTATTGCCGGATCTCCAGCTGATGATGATTATACATTTTTTCAATTATATAGAGATGCAGCAGATGGTAGTGATACCTTTACTGGTGATGCACGAGTAATGGGAATTAAATTATTTTATACTACAGATGCTGCTAACGACGCATAATAGGAGCACATAATGAGAGATTACAAATTAGGAACCTTCCCGACGGAAAAAGGAAGGAAAAAAAATCAAAGAAGAATCAAAGGCTTTGGTTACCAAGTTTTAGGTTTTGGTTCAGGAGGTATCCCTCCTCTTTTCGTAGCAGCTACAGGTGGATGTGTAACTACTTCTGGTAGTTATAAAATTCATACTTTTAACAGCCCAGGAACTTTTTGCATATCATGCGCAGGAGAAGAAGGTGGTTCTAATAAAGTAAGTTGGATGGTAGTTGCCGGTGGCGGCGGTGGCGGAGGCGCTCGTAGAACTGGCGGCGGTGCTGGCGGTGCTGGAGGATATAGAGAATCTCCTAGTCAAGGTTATTACACAGCAAGTCCAATCGCAGGTGGTTGCGCTCAAACAGCGACAGTCGCAGGATTTCCAATAACAATTGGTGGTGGCGGTAGTGGAGGTCCCGGTACCGGAAGTGGTACTAGTGGATCAGCTTCAAGCGCATTTCCAATATCTTCAGCTGGCGGCGGTGCTGGCCTTGGAGGAAAAAGTGGTCCTGGTACGGCTGGAGGATCAGGCGGAGGCGGTGCTGGTTCCCCAACAGGTGCTGGTGGTGGAGGAGCAGGAAATACACCTCCTGTAAGTCCGGCGCAAGGAACAAGTGGTGGTCCTGCAACAGCTGGCTGGGCAGGCGGAGGTGGCGGAGGCGCTACAACAGCTGGAACAGCGGCGGATCAGGGTGGTCCCACTAGCGGTCAAGGTGGCGCTGGAGGTGAAGGTGCAACAACATGTATTTCAGCAAGTCCTACAGCATATGCTGGAGGCGGCGGAGGCGGCGGTGACCAGACTGGATCTCAGGGTGGTGAAGGAGGCGGCGGACCCAGCGGAAGAGGAGCAACTGCTAATGCTCAAGTTAACACAGGTGGCGGTGGCGGTAGTGCTGCAGGATACAGTGATACATGGGGCGGAGGTGTAGGAGGAAGTGGTATTGTAATCTTACGTTACAAATTCCAATCTTAACATCATGGCACATTTTGCAAAAATTTCTGAAGAGAACGAAGTTCTTCAAGTTTTAACACTTGCTGATAAAGATAATAAAGATGAAGAAGGAACTGAAACTGAATCTATTGGACAAGCATATCTTGAAACACATAATAACTGGCCAGCTCATCTTTGGATTAAGACTTCTTATAACACAAAATTTAATGAACACGCTTCTGAGGACAACTCAAAAGCATTTAGAGGAAACTATGCAGGCATAGGATTTATATGGGATTCAGGTAATCAAGTTTTTTGGGAACCAAAACCATATGCATCTTGGGTAAAAAATACTTCAACAGCAAAATGGGAGTCACCCCTTGGTGATGCCCCGGCTTTAACAGCCGAAGAAGAAGCAACCAATGCAGAAAGACTTGCAGCTGGTAAGGATCAAAACTGGATTTATAGATGGAATGAAGTTGCTCACCAAGCCGACAATAGCCAAGGTTGGTTTTTAGTTGACGACAGTGCGGTATCGTAGTATTATATGTCCGTAACCTATAATGAGAAAGAATTTATTATCTGAGATAGCTGTTTATAGTGGGCAAATTAAAATGCCTGAATATTTTGAAATTGATAGAGAAGTAATATTTCATGACATGTTACGAGAAGGTGTAAATGAACAACTTAAAGAAACACCTTTTACAAGAGAATTAGATAAATTAAGAACTTATGTAAGAGAATATATTGGTCTTAAACATAACCTTACTCTTGGAAATTTTGATACACAGTCAAGTTTTTATTTTCCACAGGAACGCTCTGCACCCATAACTCATTTTAATTCTATGGATCCAAAAGGATCCCCAGATTATGTGTGTTTATATGGAGTCAATGTGGGACAAGATTCTTGTAAAGTTTTAATTGAATATGATGATAATAGAGTGAAAGGGTGTGTAGAAGAAATGAGTTTAAATAATAATGACTTTGTTCTTTTTCCATCAAATTTAAAATATCACATTGATAAAAATAGATCAGAACAATTAAACGCTATATTAATTATTACTTATCGGAAACATTAATGCACTTAAATCATTATTACTGGTATTTTAAATCTGCACTAACACCTAGATTTTGTGATGAAGTAATTAAGTATGGGTTGGCTCATAAAGAAAAAGCAGGACTAACAGGAGATGGGCCTCATAATAAAAATTTAACTAAAAAAAGAAAGTCTGATGTAGCTTGGGTAGATGATCGTTGGATATATAAAGAAATACATCCTTTTGTACATAAAGCAAATAAAGAAGCTGGTTGGAATTTTGAATGGGATCGATCTGAACCTTGTCAATTTACAAAATATAAAGAAGGTCAATATTATGATTGGCATTGTGACAGCTGGGATAAAGCTTATCAACGAAAAAATAAAAGCGCACTTGATCACGGTAAGATTAGAAAGCTGTCTATGACGTGTCAATTAACCGATGGTTCCGAATATAAAGGTGGTGAACTAGAATTTGATTTTAGAAACTATGAGCCTCCCCAAAGAGAAGAATCTAAACACTTAAGGAAAGCAACGGAGATATTACCTAAAGGAAGTATTATTGTTTTTCCTAGTTTTCTGTGGCACAGAGTTAAACCAATAATGAAAGGAACGAGATATTCACTTGTTGTATGGCATTTAGGTTATCCGTTTAAATAAAATGGAAGAGCATGCTTATTTTTCAACTCCAATGTGGGTTGAACAAAAACCAGAGTTTACAAAAAGCCTTAACAAAGCTTCTAATAAATATATTCAAAAAGCTAGAAAAAATCGAAAAGACTACATAAAGCATCATGGTGATTTTGGTACGAGTTATCATTCAACCACTTTATTAAGAGATAATAATTTTTTAGATTTTAGAACTTATGTTGGAAATAAATCTTGGGATTTTTTATATGGTATGGGATACGACATGGACAAGTATACAACAATATTTTCTGAAATGTGGGTACAAGAATTTGCTAAAAAAGGCGGAGGTCATCATTCAGCACACATCCATTGGAACCAACACGTGTCAGGGTTTTATTTTTTAAAATGTGGGCCAGAGACTTCTATGCCTGTTTTTCATGAACCTAAAACAGGGGCTAGAACAACTAAATTACATTTAAGAGAAGATCTTAAAGGGATTGTGCCAGGGCATGAGTTAGTTCATTATAGACCTCAACCCGGGACTTTAATTATATTTCCAGGTTATCTTGAACATGATTATAGTGTAGACCACGGTAAAGCCCCTTTTAGATTTATACATTGGAACATTACTGCTGTTCCAAAACACATGGCTAGAGATGCTTAAGATAATAGAAACTGCATTTGTTCAAAATATATACCATGCAGATTTAAAAATAGATAAAAAGTTATTTAAAAAAATAAAAAGTTATTCTGTGAAAAGATACAAAGATTTAAACACCACTTATTATGAAACTTTACCAGAAGGCTTAACAAAGGAAATAACAAATTATTTAAACAGATACGCTACCGAAGTAGGGAAGCTTTTGGATAAGAAGGGCCATGTTTTTAAAGAAGTATGGATTCAAAAATATGGAATAGCAGATTATCATAATCTTCATGTGCACGCGATTGATAAAGATTCGTATTCTTTTATTTTGTATATTGATGGGGGACCTAAATCAGGCGCCACTAGATTTTATAGTTTAGGTTATCCCTATGTTTATTATGGGACCCATCTTGAGTCACAACCGATTCCTGGGAAGTGTGTAATATTTTTTGGTGCATTACCCCATGAGTCTGTCCCATCGAGAGACAATAAAAAACTAGTTGTAAGTGGAAATATTGAATACTCATGAGCTTTAAAAAAAATAAATATGTAGTAGTTAAACAAGCTATCTCAAAAGAGCTGGCAATTTTTATTGCCAACTATTTTAGTATGCAAAAACAAGTTTATGATACTTGTAGGGCAACTAAGTACATATCTCCTTATGAAACTATTATAGGAGTATATGAAGGCGACGATGAACAAGTACCAAATACTTATTGTCACTATGCTAATATCGCTATGGAAACTTTACTGCTGAAGTGCCAACCTCTTATAGAAAAGACCACAGGATTAAAACTGAATCCTTCTTATACCTACACAAGAAGCTATAAAAATGGAGATGTTCTTAAAAGACATAAGGATAGATTTAGTTGTGAGATATCCGCGACGATGAATCTGGGAGGCGATGATTGGCCTCTTTATTTAAATCCTGATCCCAAACGAGGTTATCTTCATGGAGAATTACGAGGCCAAAAAGGAATCCAAGACTACACAAAATCTCTTGATCGAGGTATAAAAATACACCTTAAACCTGGGGACATGTTAGTTTATAAGGGTCGCGACCTAGAGCACTGGAGAGAAAAATTCAAAGGCACAGAATGTATACAGGGTTTTATGCATTATAATAATCGTAAGACACCTGGAACTAAACAGAACCTGTTTGATGGTCGTGTGCATTTAGGTTTGCCCCACTGGTTTCAAAAAAAGCGGTGAAGAAAATAAAAATTATTTTCTTATGTGGTATACCTAGAGCCGGTAACACTTTGTTAGCTTCAATTATTAATCAAAATAAAAATATAAAAGCTACACCTAATTCAATAGTCCCAGCTATTTTATATGAATTAAATGAATTAAAAAACAACGAGCTTTTCCAGATCTTTCCTCAACATAGCTCTTTAGATAATGTCAGTAGAATGGTCCTGGATAACTATTATAAAAATTGGAAAGCAGATGTAATATTAGAGAGAAGTGTTTGGGGAACACCTTATAATTTACATGTTATTAAACAGTTTATTAAAAAACCAAAGTTTATTATTTTAATTAGACCGGTTGTAGAGTGCATAGCATCTTTTGCAAAATTAAAAATAGATAATGGTTATAATAAAAAAGAAGATATCCATTCATATGTCGATCAGTTAATGAATGAAAACGGTGTTATCGGTAAAAATTTATTAAGTATTAAAAATTTAATTAAAGAAAAAGAAGACTATAAAATATTTTACTACGATGATTTAGTCAATAACACAGATAGGTTTTTAAAAAATTTAAGTTCTTTTATAGGTTTTAAAATAAAAAATTATAACAAGTTAAAACAGTTCAGTATTAATAATTTATACTATCAGGACGGCATTGAAAATCTCCACAAAATAAGAGTTAATAAAATTGAACGTCCAAACTATGATGTAAGAGATTATCTACCAGAAGATATAATAAAAAAATACTCAGGGTATTCCATTGAAAAATAAAAAAGAAATAATAATATTAGGTGGAGGAGCTTCTGGTTGGTTGACTGCTTTATTCTGTCTTTCAAAATTAAAAGCCCATAGTATCACTTTAATAGAAAGTAAAACCATAGGGATCCTGGGAGCAGGCGAAGGAACTATTCCTCACATGGTTACTTTTTTAAGAGCAGTAGGAATTGATATTGATGACTTACTTAAAAAAACAAAAGGTACTATTAAAAATGGTATCAGCTTTGAAAATTGGAATGGAGACAATGAAAAATTTTTTCATCCTTTTGGAGTATTTAAGGAAGCTGATCCTTTTCAGGTTCCCGATCTTTTTTCTTATGACTGCTATGATTTTTATTTAAAAACATTAATAAATAAAAAATTAAATTTTAAAAAGTATGATTATCCGACTAAAATATCTTATGAAAATAAAGTAGACTTTACTAATATAAATTATGGTTTGCATATAGACGCACATGAATTTGCTGATTATTTAAAAAATGTAGCTATTGAAAGAGGGGTTAAACATATAGAAGGAGAGTGCAAAGAATTAAGAACGGACAAGTATGATTTTATAAAACACATAGCGCTTAAAAATAATAAAAAATATAAATGTGACTTTGTTTTTGATTGCACAGGTTTTGCCAGAGTAATAATTGGTAAGCATTATAAAGAAAAATGGATTAGTTATCAAAACCATTTGCCTATAAAAAAGGCTATTCCTTTTATCTTAGAACGAGAAGAAAATATAAAACCCTATACACAAGCAATCGCTATGAAATATGGGTGGATGTGGAAAATACCTTTACAAAATAGAATTGGGGCTGGTTACGTATTTGATTCTGATTACATAAATAGTGATCAAGCGGTTGATGAAGCTAATAAATTTCTTAATAAAAAAATTAAACCTATAAAAGTAATTGATTTTAAAGCGGGGAGATATGAAAACACTTGGGTTAAGAACTGTATGGCGGTTGGGTTATCTTCTATTTTTACTGAACCTTTAGAAGCAACATCTTTATTTTTAACTGTTGAACAATTGAACCTGTTGCCTCAATATATTCCGTATATGTTTAATCATAATAAAAAAGCATTAGATCAGTTTAATACTATTGTAGGAGATAGTAGTGATGCTATTAGAGATTTTCTTTATATGCACTATTTAACTAAAAGAAAAGACAGTAAATTTTGGAAAGAGCTTAGAGATAAAAACAAATGCCCTGAAACGTTTAAAAATATTTTAGAGCATATGAAAAAAGGTGTTTTGGTATATCCTTTGTTTACAGGTAAAGTAAAAACGGCTAATTTTATGTTACGAAGTCATTTATATATTGGATATGGGTTGGGATTAATAGAAAATAAAATGAACCTCCCAGATATACAGCCTACTGTAGATCAATACAAAAAAAGATTAAGTACTCTTCAAAACACAGAGCATAAAGCTGTTTATGAGTTTGATTAAATCTGTTGAAATTCCCTTCAATCTGATATAATAGCTAGTAAACAGGATTTTAAATGCTTCAAAAGATAGGTTTTTTACCCGGATTCAACAAACAACTTACCCCCACAGGAGCGGAAGCTATGTGGACGGGGGGAGAGAATGTTCGTTTTAGATATGGTACTCCTGAAAAAATAGGAGGTTGGTCTCAACTAGGAGACAAAGCTTTATGCGGGTCTGCTCGAGCTCTTCATCAAATGGTCAACAAAGAAGGTATTAAATATGCTATCATTGGAACCAATAGAATTTTATACGCATATTCTGGCTCGGTGTATTATGATATACATCCGATTAAAACTGACTTTGGAGCACTAACAGATAAGTTATCTTGTAGTAGTGGCTCTGCTATTCTTACAATTACTTTATCTACTACAGCAGGAATGACAGCAGGAGATATTTTATTTCTTGAAGATGTTACCATTCCTACAGGCTCAGGTTATTCAGCTTCTGATTTTGACGATAAAACTTTTATGATAACTGAAGTAGTGGATGCTACTTCAGTTACTATTACTATGGGATCCACTGCAGATGCAACGGCTACTGATGGAGACCTTTCAGTTAAATGGTATTACCCAGTAGGACCAGCTGAACAGGTTGGTGTATATGGATATGGAATATCTCAATGGGGAGGTAGTGTAACCAATCCTCAAACTAATACTTTAGATGGAGCTTTAGGAGACAATGTTTATGGAACTGGAGGATCAGGAACAAGCATTACTCTAGATTCAGTTACAGGATTTCCAACAACAGGTACAAATTATATTTTAGTAGGCACAGAAGAAATTTCTTACACAGGAGTTTCAGGACTTAATTTAACAGGAATAAGCAGAGCGGCGCGAGGAACTACTAGAGCTGCTCATTCAGACGGGGCCACGGTTACTAATTATAGTGATTATGCTGCATGGGGTCAAGCTGCGGCTACAACTGATAAAGTTGCTGAACCTGGTTTATGGTCTTTAGATAATTTAGGAAGTACTCTTATTGCCTTAATTTTCAATGGACCAGTATTTGAATGGGATTCAGACTTAGCTAATGCTGCTTCAACAAGAGCAACGATCGTTAGTGGTGCACCAACCGCATCACGTGACATGTTAGTCTCGACTCCGGATCGTCACTTAGTTTTATTTGGAACTGAAACAACCATTGGTACACCAAGTACTCAAGATGATATGTTTATAAGATTTTCTTCTCAAGAGGATATAACTGACTGGGCACCTACAGCAATCAATACCGCTGGCACACAGAGACTGGCTGCCGGATCACGGATCATGGGAGCTAAGCTAGGTAGAAATGCACTTTACGTATGGACAGATAGCTCATTATTTACTATGCGATTTGTAGGTCAACCTTTTACATTTGCTTTTGAACAAGTGGGAACCAACTGTGGATTGATAGGAAAGAATGCAGCTGTAGAAGTTGATGGCGCTGCGTACTGGATGTCTGATAATGGTTTCTTTAGATTCACTGGTAAACTAGAATCAATGGACTGTTTAGTAGAAGATTATGTTTATGATGATTTAAATACAACTTCTAATCAATTTATTTATTGTGGAATTAACAACTTATTTGGGGAGGTGATGTGGTTTTACCCAACGGCCGATTCCAATGTGGTCAATAGATGTGTAATTTATAGTTATTTAGATTCAACTCCGTCGAGACCTATTTGGTTTACGAATGCTAGCTCAACCTTTCCACGAAGTACGTGGATAGATTCTGCTATCTTTGGATTACCTCATGCAACTTCTTATGATGCAGGTACTGACACCTGTGATACAGTAGGAAACACGGATGGAATTTCAATTTATTACGAACATGAAACAGGAGTGAATCAAGTTAAAGGTGGAGTTACTAGTGCTATTGCAGCTAATATTCTATCAGGTGATTTTGATATTACTCAAGATCAAAAACAAGGAGTTACATTTAGAGGAGATGGAGAATTTCTGATGAGAGTGAGTAGATTTCTACCAGACTTTCTAAGTCAAACAGGCAATACTATTGTAGAATTAGATTTAAGAAATTTCCCTAATCAAACAGCAGCGAGTTCTAGTCTTGGACCTTTTACTATTACTTCGAGTACTAATTATCAATCGTGCAGGGCACGAGGTCGATCGGTTGCAGTTAAGATATCAAACACTGCAATAGATTCTAATTGGAAAATGGGAACTTTTAGGTTAGATGTACATTCTGGAGGAAGAAGATAATGGCCAAGATAGTTCAATCATTAACCAGAGC